GAAGGAACCTTTGACGCTTACAATTCCGAGAATCGTGCTGCCGACGATCGCTGATGCTTAGTCTCTGGATTCACATACGAGCATTCTTCATGGTTGTAGTTCTGAACTGTGTTCAACCTGCTAACTGGAAGTATTGCTATCGGGTGGATCAATGGTTGATTCCAGATCTCATAGAAGGTTATGAGATCTGGTCTGGCAAAAAGCATCCCTATCAAAATGAAAAAGATTATCTCAACGACCTCCACTCTAAATAACTAGAGGGAGGTTTTTTCATATGGCAGCAATGAGTATGGGCGATTACGGGAAACCAGCCCCTTCGGGTGGTGGTATTCGTCTGCGTGTCCTTTATGACGCGATTGTAAATAGAGAACTCATCGATGTTGAGACTGGCGGTAAAGCACTCATCATGACTTCTGATGAAGTAATTGAAGATATGAAAAATGTTATCGATGGCAAGATGGCATTTGATTCTCCTAATAAAACTGATACAAATAATTTTGTATCAAAATACACTCGTAAAAATGTATTGCGAGCGATAAAGAAACAAGGAAGAAAAAATGTTTCTACAGAAATTGGTTTTACCAAAATAAAAAAGACATCTGCTTTTGGTAGCAATAAAGGATCTGGCGGCGGTGCAGATGCTACTGCTTTGTTTGAGGGAGCAGCATGTTGGGTAACAGCATATCGTTATTCCTTGAATAAAAATATTGATCCAGAGTATATTATTACTCTCGAAGATCTAAAGTCAGTTGCGAGTTCTGTATCTACTGATAAGTCTGTAGAAGACATTCATAAGTTTTTGATTGATGATCCCTCTTGGATGAAGTCTAGTATTAGAACTGCAAACAAACTTCTTTTCTATGATTCATATAGAAATAATAAGTTCAAGTTCTATCGTGGAACTGGTATTGTCAATGTAGTGGAGAATCACTTCAAGAAAGTAAATGCTGCTGCTGGAAGACCATTTGCTAACATCAACAAATGGACTCCTGCCGATATTTGGATGTATGAAGAAGGTTCTTTTGATAATAGTATCATTACTAATGAATTGACATTTCAGGGGGGAGTCAATAAAGTTCTTTTGGATCTTCTAAAGCAGAAGAAACTTATTGGAGTTTCTCTAAAGAAAGTCGAAACTGCTGAAGCTTTTATCAAAGCATATAATTTTGTCAGACATTCTAGTGAAGCAGCAAACCGTAAAAAGTTTGTTAGTGTTGGTTCTAGAACTCTGATGAATTCTATGGATGTGTATTTTTATGGGGAAGGATATAGAATTCAATTCAGAGCAACTGATGCTGAGGGTAAAACTTGGCAAGGTGAGATGATTGGTAGAGCAGCAAAGCATGGTAAGATTGGTGGTGGTGTCATGAACTACCAACTTGAGGCTGTGTATGGCGAGGGCAACGGCATGTGGAGGGAGTATGCCAGTGCATCAACTGTCTCTGCTGCCGCCCGATCTGGCGCTCTGGATGCTAAGATATACAAGTTAGCGGAGAAAAACGCACAGTATGTTTGTGATGATGGTGAGGTTATTGATTTAGCAACCATCTCTGGAATGAGACCACAGTGGAAATTCTCTAAGTATCTTGGTCTTACTCTTGTAGATATCCTCATGAGTGGTAATAAAAAACAAAGAGATGAAGTAGCAACGAGAATCTTCCTCTACGCAACATCATCCTCTGATGACTCTGCACCATTTATCAAGGTCTCCTAAATGGCAAACGTAACTCAACTCAAGCACCTAGAACACCTTGAAGATGAGATGCTGAACTATGGCGTCGAAGGGTGTATGGCAGCAGTATCTTTTCTCAAAGAACTAAAGAAGATGTTGGGTCAGCAGGATAGTAGTGGTTTTATGCAAACCAAATGGGATGGTGCTCCATCTGTTATCTGCGGCACAGATCCTGCTACTGGTATGTTTTTTGTAGGCACTAAGTCTGTCTTCGCAAAAACTCAACCTAAGTTGTGCTTTGTTGATGAACAAATTGATGAGTGGTATGAGGGAGATCTTGCCACTAAACTAAAGTATGCCTTGAAGTATTTTGCGATGCTTGGTATCAATGGTGTCATTCAAGGTGACTTATTATTCACTGATGATACTATCAAAAGGGAAACTATAAATGGCGAACAACTCTACACATTTCGACCAAACACTATTACTTATGGCATCCCTACTGACCACGATATTGGTAAAAAAGCTGGCAGAGCAAAAATAGGAGTAGTCTTTCATACTCATTATGTTGGTGATGATCTGCCTACGATGCAAGCAAGAGCAGGCGCACCAGTAAGATCTTATATAAAAATTTCTGAAGTTTTGGTTGTAGAAAACGATACTCCTATGGATAGGGTGGGTTTTTCTAAGACAGAGATGACTAAGTTCAATAATTATATTACCAAGATCGAACGTATGTGTAAGATCTGTGGCGATTTCTTAGACGAACTGGTTGGTGCTACTGGCACAACTGGCGATGCTAAGTTCCACATCGCATCTTACCTAAAGCAGTTCTTCAACAACGAGATCAAGAATGCCAGAAGCATTGCTAACGTTGATGAGAGTTTGTATGATCTAGCAAACTTCTATCATGATAAGATGAGTAAGGAACTTGCTAAGATCAAGACACCTGCAAACCTAGTCAAGAAGCGCAACCTTGTTTATGAGAGTGAAAACTATCTTGTGAATAATGTTTATAAGTTCAAGGCGATGCTTGCCTTGTATAAGGAACTACAAGCAGTGAAGCAAATGGTTATAGATAAACTAGACCACCTTGAAGAGTTCAGAACTTTCGTTCAGACGGAGAAAGGATATAAGGTCACAACTCCAGAAGGATATGTTCTTCACAAGGATGGCAGCATGATCAAGTTTGTCAATCGCCTGGAGTTTGCTTACAATAATTTCACTCTACAGAAGCAATGGCGTTAGACGGAAAGGTTTGCTACTTTACATTTGGTAGGTTTCAACCTCCTACTACGGGACACAAAGAGAACTTTGATGGTGTAAAACGTGCCGCTGGTTCACATGACTATCGCATTTATATTTCTCAGACTGTAGATAAGAAAGGTAGCAATCCTCTTCCGCCTGATCGCAAGAAGTATTACATGGATAAGATGTTTCCAGAACATCGTGGTAAAATATTCTCAGGACCCAAGCAACCTGTCGAAATCCTCCAAGATCTTATGATGGCAGGGTATGATGAGGTTGTCTTTTTGGTAGGTTCTGACAGGGTTTCTGCCATGCAGTTCCTCCATAAATACAATGGTAAAGATTTCTCATTCAGAAAGATTGATATTCAATCTTCTGGAAGCAGAGACGCTGATGGTGATACCTTTGCTATTTCAGGAACGAAGATGCGAAGAGCAGCAGCTGCTGGAGACTTCAAGTTGTTTCGTTCTGGTATTCCCAGAGCATTAAATGATCGTGATTGTCGTGCTCTCATGGATGAGATTGCGCTAAACTTGCCTAAAGATTATAAATGAAAGATTTTAAAAAACTACGAGAAGAAGCACTGCGTCAACAACAAAGACAGCAGGAAGTTTTCAAGGAAGGTGATGCTGTCATGTCTTCACGCACAGGAGAGAAGGGACATATCCACAGAGTTGGTGGTAACTATGCAATTGTGATTTCTGAGGAAGGTCAGATGTTCCGTGAGTGGATCAGAAATATTAGATCTATAAATAATACGAGAAGAACCTCCTTATTAAACGATGAAATATCAGAAGCCAGTTAATAACGTCAACAGCAATGATGGGTTTTCGTCAGGGTTGATGGAAGCTTATGGTAAGTGGATGGGAGGGGATACCTTCCAAAACACCTCACCTGTAGAACTAAACCTTTCGGAAGCACCTTTCGATGGTATGGATCCTCAGTCCAATGGTGCTGAGATTGAAGACACCACTAAGCGTAAGAAGACCGCTAAGAAAGGTGGATACGTCGGTCAGGAAAGTGCTCCTAAGAATGAGGAGTATGAAGTTCTTGAGCGTGAAGAGTATGAACTAGAAGGTGAGACTTATGTTATCGAGAAAGTAAAGGGACTCGATGGCAAAGCTTGCTGGAAAGGTTATAAGTATGCTGGCACCAAGATGAAGGGTGGCAAGAAAGTTGATGATTGTGTCAAGGCAGGTTTCGAACCAGAAGGCGAAGAACTAGCAGAGAAGAAACTTGATCCCGTCAATCACAAAGAACTCAAGGGCGATCACGCTGACAGAAAGGATAAGGACATCGACAACGATGGTGATGTAGATAAGTCTGACAAGTATCTACATGCTCGTCGTAAGAAAGTTTCCAAGATCTTAGCAATGAAGGGCAAGAAATGAAGACATTCAAACAACTTCGTGAAGAGTGCGATTGTAAAGACAAAGAACGCAAGGGCAAAAAGAAGAAAGGTACTGTAGAAGTCATGCCTACTGTCAATGACGGACAGAAGGGTATGGTTTCTCAGGTCAATAATGAAGGCGTTGAATTCGCTGGTAATTATCAAGGACCACTCTATGCTCCTCATCCAGATCTCCAAGAGAAAGCACCCGCTGGTGCTAAGTATGAGAGAATGGTAAAGCATATTAAGAAAGGATATGCTAAAGATGGTAAGTTGACTGATGATGAAAAGTCAATTGCTTATGCCACTGCTTGGAAGCATAAGAACAAGAAGATGAAGGAGAATTATGATAAGGGTGAGTATGATTATGAAGGAGACATGGCAAAGACACAACTAAAAGGTGTCATCCGCAACGCTCAAGAACTTCATGATCTGCTACAACCAGCAGACAATCTTCCTGAGTGGGTTCAGTCAAAGATCACTCTCGCCGCTGATTATATACAAACATCTGCGGACTACATGAAAAGCAAATAAATAATTCGGCACATTATGCTGAATTACAATGCTCGCTTTTCTACTTCCCCTTGCGACTAAGATCGTCAAGGATGCCGTTGCCAAAGTTCCTGACAACGAAGAACTAGGTGAAAAACTAGTTGAGATCTGCCTACTTGTTCTAAGCAAGGCAGTCAAATTGACCAAGACTGATATGGACGATCAACTTCTAGAAGTTGTATCCAAAGCAATCAAAGCACGCGAAGAGGCGTGATACTGGGGGCGCAAGCCCCCTATTTTTATAAATAAAATTTAGGAAAAAAAGTTTATCACTGGAGTAAGTATCCATGTCCCTGTAT